AGTGGCATCGGAGGTGCTGCGGTTTGTGAAGAGCCGGCCAGGCGGTACATGGGAAGGAACGATGACCGAGTTGCTGGAGGCTATAAACAAAAGCCGAGTCGGCTTGCCGGGCAGAAACTGGCCGAACAGCGTTTACGCGTTTAGAAATCAATTTCGTCGGGCAGAAGATGCTTTGACCAAATGTGGCCTGAAGATAAACTCCCGAAGATCACACGGCCGGCTGCTGATGGCGATCTCGGCGAAATAGACCCGGTTCGGGGTACATGTGGTACATGGGGGGCACATACTTTTCAAGTATGTGCCCCGTTTTTTCTGCAACAAAACCGGCTGGTTATCCCCGAAGGTGTACTTGGTGCACATGCATTCCTTTTCCTTAGTAAAAAAGAAGAAGAGGTAGGTAGATAAGTAGGTGGGTGGGTGGTATAGAGAGTAGAGGGATAGGCGAATTTATGTACACCAACTCCACCGGGGGTGTAAGCGCGCGGATTTGTTGGGCAAAACGCGGTGTACATGCTTGAAAGCATGCACACCTACGTGCACCCGCGGGTGCACATGTACCCCTTTGCCATTTCACCACCGGGGGTGTGATTTGCTGTCTTTGTCGTCCGCGTTTTTGTTTGACCTCGGCGGTGCCCCGTGGTACGTATCCACAAGATACTGGCGGAACGTGGAACCATGGAGAATCAAAATGAACATTGACCTTGAGGGCCTTTATCGATTGTATGCGGCGGTGTATCAGTCAGGAATAGAAGACTCGATCGATCCGCCGTGTGTGTCTGGTGTTGATGATCGCCGTAGCGTCACGCTTGAAGCGCGTGAATGGATCATGTCCGACGAAGACTATCCATTCAGCTTTGTTGATTGCTGTGATCTGCTTCAGCTGGATCCAGTGAAAGAGCGTGCGGCGATCATGAAGAAGTGGGGGAAAGTACCGAAGAAGCGGAAGCGATTGCCGCCGTGTGGGTCGAGTGAGGAATCGATCCGGATGGCGTTAAGTGTACGCGGTGAGGTGACGCGGTCGCAGATTATGAGCTCGACCGGTTTGAAATCTGCGCAGCTGGATGCTGTTTTGGGCGGCATGCCGGACGTCGAGAAGGTTGTTAGACCTTTGCTGAGCCGACGAACCGGCATGCCGATGGCGAAGCGCACCGTTGTATTTTACAGGCTTCGACCGCACACCGGGCACCGCTCGGTGCCCGCGAATGTGGCCGTACCGCACTCCGGACAGTCAACGAGCTCAATGTCGTAGTCGTCTCGTGCGGTAGGCCGCGTTGCGATGTATGCCGCGACCACGGCGAATGCGACGCCAATGACTGAGATACCCAAGCTTATAATGGCCGCCTTCAGTATGTCCGTCCTCCTTTCCGCTTTCCGTGTTTTGTTTTTCGTTTTCTTTGTTCTTTTGGTTGTAGTTTAACACGGTTCTTGGTGAAGTCAAGCAAAAAATGCGTGTTGGCGAAAAAATTTTTAGCCTGATTGACAGTGCCGCACGTGTTGTGCTATGCGTGAGTTAAGTAGTGTCCTTTGCGTCTGTTTAAATTAAGGAGTAAGGAGGTGTGTGAGACGAATGGTATCGGGTTCGTCTTCCGCGGGCTTCGATACTTCTCGGTGCTCCGGTAGATATCCCTTGGAAAATTTTTTGAAGCGGGTTGACTTTATAATCGTCGGACGGTATATCAATTACAATGGGCTTGGACTGTAGCCCGATCGGTCCTGGAACGGTAACTTTGTAGAAGGTTGTTGAAAAATGCAATATCGAGGAAGAAAAAGAATAACGACACGACAAATTGAGGAGGCTTTGAAAAAATGTGGGGGCTTCCAGTCGCTTGCTGCTAAGCAACTCGGGATATCACAGCAGGCTATTTCTAAGCGGGTCTTGAAAAATAAGCGACTGCAAGCGGTTATAAAAGAGGCGGATGAATTTTATATTGACTTGGGAGTTTCTAAGCTAATCAAAGCTATTGAAGCTGGAGAGCCTTGGGCTATTCGCTTTTTCTTGGAATACAAGGGACGAGACCGTGGATTTGTTCGGCAGGTACAGCACTCCTCGGATGATAATTTTGTGATTAAGGTACGATATATTGACTGAGCGGCTGGTAGAGATATACAAAAAAGAGGTTTTTAACGACTTATATCTCCCGTACCTCCATGCTCCTCAGCACTGGCAGATATTCTACGGCGGATCATTGGCGGGGAAGAGTGTGTTTATCGCGCAGCGGTGCGTCGTTGATTTGCTTGAAGGCGGGCGGAATTATCTCGTCCTGCGGAACGTCGCCAGAACAAGTCGGCAATCGACATTTGCCGAAATAAAAAGGGTTATGTCAACGTGGGGCGTTGATGACCTTTTTGAAAGCAATAAATCAGATTTGACTATCACTTGTAGAAACGGATACCAGGCGATTTTTGCCGGGCTTGACGACGTTGAAAAGTTAAAGTCAATCACCCCGGCCAAGGATGTTTTGACTGACGTATGGGTTGAAGAGGCCACAGAGACAAGCAGGGACGCCATTTTCCATCTTGAGCAGCTTTTGCGTGGTAAGTCAAAAAAACCGAAGCGTATTACCTTGTCGTTCAATCCTATTGTTAGTACTCACTGGATAGTTCAAGAGTTTTTCAACGATGTTCCATACGATCAAAAAGTTTTTCAAAGCGACAACAAGCTGATCGTTAAATCCACCTACCAGGATAACGTCAGGTTTTTGACGCAGCAGGATATAGATACTCTCGAAAATACCTCAGACGAGTATTTTTACCAGGTTTACACACTCGGCAACTGGGGCACTCTGGGCGATAACGTCCCGCAGATCCAAGCAGAAAGGTGCCGGCGCGACTTCTACTACTTCCTCCAGACATTCTGGCCTGAAGTCTCCAATGATGATTTTCGGCCCAATTGGCATATCGAGTTGTTGTGTAAAGAACTGATGACCTTGGCCCGAAGGGTAGCCAGAGGGGAACCCAAAGAATATGATCTAGTCATAAACGTCCCCCCAGGCACAACAAAAACAATCATCTGTTCCATTATGTTTCCGGCGTGGTGCTGGATCAACTGGTTCTGGATGCGATTTATTACTGCCTCATACTCAGGCGCTCTATCGCTCGAAAGCGCGGAGTATAGCCGAGATTTGGTGAAATCCGCCAAATTTCAGCTGTTTTTCCCGGATTTGGCCATAAAACAGGATAAGGATACCAAGTCAAATTTCCGCATTCAAAAACAAAGATTTGGGTCCGCCCCGAAGCTGGGCGGCAACAGGTATAGCACCTCGGTTGGCGGCACGTTGACAGGGTTCCACGGACACATAATCATAGTAGACGACCCGCTGGATCCCAACAGGGCGTTCAGCGAAACGGAACTAGCCAACGCGAACAGGTGGATGGAGCATACTTTATTGACCCGTAAGGTGGACAAGGCGGTAACGCCCGTCGTATTGATCATGCAGAGACTCCACCAGGATGATCCCACCGGACACCTTCTCGCCAAACAAAAGGTGAACGTGCGGCACATCTGTCTACCCGGGGAAATCAGAAGTTATGAAGACGAAGTGAGACCTCCCGAGCTCAAGAAACACTATTCGGATGGTCTACTTGACCCCAATCGAATGCCCTGGCCGGTGCTGAAAGATATGAAGCACGACCTCGGCCAGTATGCCTACGCTGCCCAAATAGGTCAAAGACCCACTCCTCCAGGTGGGGGTATGTTCCGGGTGGAGAACTTTCATGTCATCGACAGGTTGCCTCCTGAAGGCCTACTGGGCAATTGCGTTCGGTACTGGGATAAGGCCTGTACAGAGGCGGGTGGGGCTTACACGGTCGGCGTCAAGATGTATGAGCAGAAGGACCAAAAGAAGTGGATTGTGGCCGATGTCGTCCGCGGCCAGTGGGCAACAGATGAGAGGGAACGGATCATTCGAAGAACAGCAGAAGCGGATGGCAGGGCCGTGACCATTCATCTTGAGCAGGAACCGGGTTCTGGCGGTAAAGACTCCCTCCACGCTTCTATCACCAACCTGGCTGGCTTCGCTGCTTACGGAGACCGACCAACAGGTGACAAGGCATTTAGAGCGGATCCCTACTCGGTACAGGTCAATGAGGGGAACATCCTCCTACTCCACGGTGACTGGAATACGGCCTTCAAGGAGGAGCACGAGTTCTTCCCCTACGGCACGTACAAGGATCAGGTCGATGCCGCGGCCGCGGCTTATACCATCCTCACCAGACATAAGAGGGCTGGAGTACTGGGAAGGAGAACACGATGACGGCCCCGGTAGCCAGCCTACTAAGGACCTACTCCGAACTGGTAGCTCGAGCAGAGCTTGCGGCTAGATTGGGGTACCAGTACGGTGGGGATAGGAACATCTATCAAGCCCTAGGCTATCCTACCCAATTAGAGTATAGCGACTTTGTAGCCAGGTATGAGAGACAGGACATCGCCAGAGCTATCATTGACAAACCAGTGAATGCCACCTGGCAAGGGGGAGTGCTCATTCAGGAGGTTGGCGCCGATGATACCCCGTTGGAGAGGGCATGGAAAAAGTTGGTCCGAAGAAGGGACCTGTCCGTCCCATCAAAGCTGTCCCGCCTCGACAAGCTGGTCGGCCTGGGTGAATATGCGGTACTACTGTTCGGACTGTCGGACGTTAAGAGTAGGGACGACTTCCAAAGGCCGGTCGCCAAACGGACCGACTTGCTATACCTGAGGGCTTTCGGGGAAGGCAGTGCCCAGATTGACCAGTGGGAAAGAAATCCGTCCAGTCCTAGATTTGGCATGCCGCTCTTCTACTCCATCAGCGTTTCCGAGGCCGACTCGGATATCATCCAAACACTCCGGGTGCACCATACCCGCGTTCTTCACGTCGCCGGAAATGTACTCCAGGGCACGGTTAAGGGCCAGTCTAGGCTCTACCCATTGTACAACCGCTTGATGGATCTCGAAAAGCTGGTTGGTGGATCCGCCGAGATGTTTTGGCGTGGTGCACGGCCTGGATATGCAGGCAAATTGGAGGAGGGCTACACCCTCACTAAGGAAGACGAGGAGGAGCTTCAACACCAGCTGGATGAGTTCGAACACAACCTACGTCGGTTCCTCATGGCGCGGGGTATAGACATAGCCCCTCTGTCCCCACAACTCGCAGATCCGTCATCCCATGTGGATGTCCAGATCCAAATGATATCTGCCGTGACTGGGATCCCCAAACGAATTCTGACTGGGTCCGAGAGAGGGGAACTTGCTAGTACCCAGGACGAGACATCCTGGTATTCCACGATTGATGCCAGACGAACCAATTTTGTTGAACCGGAAATTGTTCGTCCGTTCGTCGATACCTGCATATCATTTGGGATTCTGCCCCCACCCAAGAACGAAGAGGACGGATATCAAGTCGTCTGGCGTCCTCTGTATGAGCAAAGTGATGAGGATCAGGCACGGGTCGGGCAGATAAGGGCAGATACCTTGGCCAAGTATGCATCCCAACCCACGGCCGAGATGATAGTGCCTCCGGACGCGTTCTATCAGTATTTCTTGGGTTTCAGTGAGGACCAGATTGACAAAATCAAAGAACTTCAAGAGGCGGCCGAGGGGGAAATAGTGGAAGGGGAAGAAGGAGGGGAGCCGGCTGTAAAAGGGGCGCCCCTCACCACCCACGGTGGCCCGGGTTCGGGTAATTTCGGCCATGCCGGTAGGCCGGGCAAGATTGGAGGGAGCGCCAAGAGAGGGACGGGCAGTATATTCGCCGAGGAGGATTATGTATTTCACAGGGGGAGCGACCCCAGGACGGCGGAATATGTTGTCTTGGCCGCTGATGATAGAGCGGCCATTATGAGCTATGGTGAGGATGAATTCGCAATACCAAAAGAGGCACTGACCAACGAGGTCCCAGATTGGGTGCAAGAGTACGCCGAGAGTTACTACAAAGAGAAATACGGCGGCGACTATGATGGGGATTTCCCGACTCCCGAGGTAAATCCAAAGAACATAGTGGACTCCGCAGATGTCTGGGATGACCCGGACTTCGTCTCTCAATTTTATCAGGACAACTACGATAGGATGCTCGATTTGGTGGACAGTGGCGTACACGGATTTAAAACGAATGACGGCGCCGTCATATTCCCAGGTCCTGATGTGCCGTGCGTTAAGAATCCTCCAGAAGACGGAGAGGAGACTCATTAGTTCGTGGAGGGGATATGGTGGCGCATTCGCGACTTGAAAAATTAGATCCTACCGGCCTCACGTTCCTGTATCAGCAGTTCGTCCGGGACCTGAACAAGAGATTTCGGGCCCTACGTGGGTTGATCAGAAAAGCCATAGTGGATCAAGACTGCTTCGGATTGGGCAAGTCAGAATTCAAGGTGGTCACTCTTGCAGCAGGAGATATGAACCTTCCAGGTAAAAGGGCATTTGCATTCACTCGGAGCGAAGAGAAGATTAACACCTTCATGGATTGGATTGAGGAACAGGTGAATAAAGGCCTCCTGGAGGTGAGAACACTTAGACAAGTAGGCACTTCTATCGAAAGCATATGGACGAATAAGTACATTTGGGATTCCTACTCTCGTGGGGTCCAACGGGCTAGGCGGGAGATGCTGGGAGCTGGATACAGGATCCCCCCAGTCGATGTCACTGGAGGCATTTCGACGGTGATGGGAACTCCGATACACCTAGAACGCGTGGGACTCCTCTACAGCAGAGTATTTCGTGATCTGCAGGGGATCACCGACGCAATGGATACCCAAATCAGCAGGGTACTGGCACAGGCTATGATCGACGGCAAAGGAGCGCGTCAAATAGCAAAATTGTTGACTAAGACTATATCTGGGCCGGTTGGCGATCTGGGAATTAAAGATACTCTGGGCAGGTTCATTCCAGCCGAAAGACGGGCCCGAATGCTGGCGCGGACGGAAATGACCAGGGCCTATCACTTGGGTAATGTCCAAGAGATGCGTAACTTCGGAGTTGCAGGAGTGACCGTCCGGGCGGAATGGGTCACGGCCGGGTACAATGTCTGTCCTGAATGCGCCAAGCTGGAAGGTAGGGTGTTTAGCCTGGACGAGGTGGAGGGGATGTTACCCCGGCATCCGAATTGCAGATGCTGTGTGATTCCCCAGAAGGCACAGGAGTAACGAGTCTGGTGGAAGGGAGGAATTAAATTTGCCTTGGGACGTGGATGATGCAAAGAAACATAAACATAACATGACGGATGCTGAGGCGAAGCAATGGGTAGCCATCGCCAATTCCGTCAGAGAGAAGTGCCTCAAGGACGGCAACACGGAAGAATACTGCGATGCCCTTGCCATTCGTCAAGCTAACGGGGCGGTCGGACGCCCCAAAACGCAAGGATTGAATCAGTGTCTGGTCAATAGTGATAGTACCAGGTATACAATCGCGATTAAGGAGCATCAAGGCAGAAAGCATCTGGTGGTTCCCGTGGTACTCATGGTCGAAGGGGTTCATAATGGATCTCATGGACCCATACTCCACACTATGGACGAGTTGTCCAGGTACCCGATGGTATGGAATGGGATTCCCATCTCGATCGCCCACCCGGAGAAAGAGGGCCAAATGGTCTCCGCCAATTGCCCGGACGTGATCGATTCGTGTGTGGTGGGTCGGGTGTACAACACCCGAGTAGAGGAACATGGGCTCAAGGCGGAGGCGTGGTTGGATGAGAAGAGATTGAAAGCCGTCTCTCCTCAGGCCTACGAGTATATTGTGCAGCAGAAGCCGCTGGATGTATCGGTGGGAGTCTTTACGGATGAGGAATACGAGGGGGGAGAATGGAATGGGGAGCGCTACTACGCGATCAGCCGGAATTACAGACCGGACCACTTGGCCTTGTTGCCCGGGTCGGTAGGTGCGTGTTCATGGGCAGACGGTTGTGGCATAAGAGACAATCAAGGCAGGGATAGGCAGCCCATGGTACATGTCAAAAGCGCGATAGAATTGACGGGGTTGGTGGAGAAGTTACGAAATCTACTCTATGCAAAAAACAGAACAATATCCATTCCGGAATCAAGCGATGAATGGTACTATTCCCTTGAAGAGGTCTATGATGATTATTTTTATTACGCGGCAGAACATAGAGGAGATGTTAAGCATTTCCAACAAGGGTATTCCGTCAAGGACGGTGAAGTGGATCTTGTGGATGCTCCAGTGGAGGTAGAGAAAAAGGTGACCTTCACCAAAGTTCAGGCAGACGAAGAAAGGAGGGGAGTGGAGACATACGCTTTAAAATATAACGGAACCGAAAGTACAGCTTGGTCGGGTCCTGATCTATCCGAGTTTGGAGTGAAAGAACGGTGGGAGGATTTGGGCGCAGCGGAACGAAGTAGAATAGCTTCCCATTACTTGATCGGGTCTGCATCAGTTGAGACTTTCGATGATTTGAAACTGCCTGTGGTCAATCCTAAGACAGGCAAGCTCAACGAGCACGCTTTAAGGGCGGTAATAGGTGGGAGAGGCGCCCAGGTAAAGGGCACGTCAGCGGACGTTCTTTCAGCGGCGCGCCGCAAGGCATACAGTTTGTTGAACAGTGAGTTTGAGGCAGATCTGGAGATTCCTGAGAGTTCGGAAGAAAAGAGAAGTACCAAAACATTTAAAAGAATCAAAACTAACAAAGGAGGTAAAATAACAATGGATGAAAAAAT